GCATCTGCGCAATCAGCGCCTCAATCTTCGCCAAGTACTCGTCGAGCGCCGCAATGCGGTCATCGGGCACGCCGTCGACACGAGCCTTGTTGTAATGCTTGCGAGCGCGGTCGTAGGCCACGTCGAGAAGCAGTCGCTTGTCGGGGTCCGGGTACTCCAGACCACGCAAGATGAGCGAGCACGCCTTGTCGACCACGTCGATGTCCGCCGTCTCCAGGTCACGCGTCGACTCGACATCCGGGATGTTGAGCATGTTGGCGACGACGCGACGGTCGGTGATGATCTTGCGGTCGACGAGCTCCAGGGTCTCCTGAAGCAGCGCAGCCTTGCTCTGCGAGAGCGCCGAGATGGGCTCGCAGCGGAGCGTGTACTCCTTGCGGTCCATCTTCACGTCCGACCAGTTGATGCGCTCAAGCGCACCCTGGCCAGGAGCGAGAATCTCGACGTCTTCGCCGTTCTCCGCTGCTTCCTCGCACGCATCGACGATGAGCCAGCCCAGGTCCACGTGGAACTGACGCACAGCCTCGTGCGCGACGCGGAAACGCGAGTCTTCCATGTCGTCGTACACGCGAAGCGCGTGACCAGACGCCTGGCGGAGCCCCGCCGGCAGGAGCGACTGAGCAGAGAGCTCGGAAATGCCCTGATAGCGCAGCATGTTCTGCGCGATCATGTCCTTGTACGCGTACGTGTCCGGGTGAACCGGCTGCGGGTTGAACACGTCGGGCTTCGCGCCCTGGTATTCGATGATCGTACCGACGTCGTTGTCGATCTTGGTCTTACCAAGCGTGCCGGCCTGCACCATGATGTGCGAACCGCCCATCAGGTCGTGTGCGATCTGGATCTTGTTCGACAGCTTGTCGTACTCGTCCTGCGCGGCGGCGAGTTCGAGCGCCATCGACGGTCCGTAGAAGCCCGCGAGGTCCGTATTGAGGCGCAGGAAGCCGAATCCGAAGTTGGCAGTGCGCTTCCACGGCACCGTGGCGAGCGTTCCGGTCGACAGAGCGATGACGCGGAGGCCGTCGGTCGCATTCGGGCCGCTGGCGAGGTGCGTAGCCTCGTAAACCAGGATCTGGTCCGAGTACCGCGACGTGTTCATGTACGTCGAGTCGTCGTCGGCAGGGCGCGGGGCCGACAAAACGGCCTTCTTGCGCTCGTTTTCGGTGCCGTAGAGCGCATCTTCGTCGCCACCGAACGCTTCGAGGACCACGGAGCGGTCCATGTAGCAGCGGTGGTAGAGACAGCGCGGCGTTCCGTACCGAGACTCGGCGTCGGAGACGAGCAAATCGAAGATCGGAACGCGCTCCATCTGGATCGCGCCGTCTTGGACGTAGATCTTGCAGGCTGCGACGCCGAAAACGAGCACGTCGAGCAGAAGCTGCGGGTACGCCTTGGCGTACGAGGCAGCGTAAAACGCTCCATGAAGGAACCGGTCGAGCTGCTTGGCTCGGTACCGCTGCAGAAAGTCGCCACCGACCGTCAAGGTGCTCGGGAGCGGCATCTGGCGGGCCAGTTTTGCCTGCATGGTGTGGATGGCGTTCCGCGCAACGTTGAACGAGACCCGCTCGTCCCACACGTTGCGGATCGGCATGCCGAACATTTTCAGGTCGGTGCCGTAAACCTCAGCAGCGCGCGTCCACATCTGGCGACGGTACGCCGATTCGTTGCGAATCGAGTTGATCGCACCGACTACTGCATTGGCAGGGTCCTCGTTATTCTGATGGAGGAGCCACCACGCATCGGTCGTTTCGGTGATACCGGCCATTCATGGGCAAGTATCCAGGTTTCCGTAAGACCCTCAAGGTCGAAAGCGACCGCTTCTGGCCGCACGTTCATTTTTGCGGCGTATCTTCTTTTCAATCGGAATCCAGATCTCTCGCTCTTCTTTGGTGAGTCCCTTGTACTCGTCTTCGAAAGAGGACTGGTTCTCGGTGGGCATCTGCTCGTGCCAGCGCGTGAGCGCCATGCAGATGGCGGGAGCGTAGTCGGCGTGGCGACCGTCGCCTGATTTGGTGAGGTCGATGGTGACACCGGTCTGCGTGTACCGCTTGACCACGCGCTGCATGTCCTGCCGCACGATGGGGTCAGGAGGGAGCTCGACCTCGCCGATCTCGAACATGGTCCGCAGTGTGAGGTACCGCTTCGTGCGCTCGGTAGCGGTCCATGCGTGCGGGATGAGAACGAGCCCGACCTGAGACGCGAGGTCGCGGAGCGCGTCGCCCATGTACTGGTCGCTGTCGAGGACGGTGACTTGATAGGCCTTGAGGATGTGTGCAATCTCAGCAAGCACAGCAGCGGGGCGCAGGGGATTTACAGCACTTCCCGTCCACTGCTTGGCCAAGCAAATAACTTTTTCCTTACGCCCGGAGCCTGTTGCGACGACCAGTGTGAAACTGTTGCCACGGGTGGCAGGGTCGATGGCAGCGGTGTAGAGCGCGCCTGGCCTCGGTGGAGACACGAGCGGCTCCTTGCGGGTGGCCGAGTCGAGCATCTGGGTCGTGAACAGGGCCTCCTCGGGGTCCGCGAAGTCGGCCTCGATGTCGGTGCGGTAGATGCGCGGGTCGCGACGCGCGATCTCCAGCTTGTCGTCGGTCCAGATGAGCGGGGCCATGTCGTAGGCTGGAGCCTTCACGACGACGCAGTCACGGCTTGGACGGCCCCAACGCTCCTTCACCAGGTCGTAGAGGAAGCCCATCGGGGCCCACGGAGAGCTGATGTAGACGAGCTGGGCACCCGGAAGGATGCGGAGCAGGACGGCGTCACGCAGGTCGTTGACGGAGACGGCTGCATCGTCGGCTCCCCAGCGCGCGACCTCGTCGAGGATGACGCCGGCAGACCAGCGGGCGACGAGCGACGAGCCAGCCTTGGACGACGCCACGACCTTGATCTCGACTGGACGCCCGGACGGGTGCCGAATCATGAGGGTGTCGGCGGTAGGCGTCTCCAGGATGAGCTTGGAAAGAATAGGGGACGCCATCATACGGCCAACGATGTGGCCGAAGACGACGTCCGCGAGGTCTTTCGATAGCGAGACGATGGAGATACGTGGGATCTCGCCTGGCCCAAGTCGGCTCAGATCGGCACGTTGTGACCAGTGGACGGCAAGCGCAGCCGCCGAAAGGCTTTTTGCCGTTCGGATGCCGGAGACGATGGCGAACTCGGCAGGTTTAACCGCGTCAGGAACAACCCCTCCAAACGCGCGCAGTACTCGTTCGTCGCCAGCGAGTTCAGCCAGAGGCCGACCGTCAGCCACACGAGCGATTGCCCGCTGAAGTGGAGATGCAGTAGTAAGCCCAAAGCCAAGAGGTGAAGTAAGTAGACCCTCAAAGTGGACGAGGGACTTTTCCTCAAGTTGGGCTCTAACCTGGGCTTCGAACGCCTCAAGAACCTTCTCCGCTTGGGTTCTTTCGGGGGCGTCCACGACGACGGATGACGGGTTCTTCGACGGTTTCGGCTGCTTCGACGGCGTCTTGGGCGACGAGTGCGCTGACATTCGGGTCTTCCTTCACGTCGCAGGCGGGAGCTCCGCTTCCTTCGTCTCGGGGGATGGACTTGAGCTCGACGACGTTGTCGAGGGGGACGAGGAGGTCTCCTGCGCGGACGAATCCGTCTTCGAATCGAAGGTCCATGTGCTTCGGGCGGTAGAGCGTGGTCGTGATGCGCGAGGGGTCTGCGGGGTCGAAGACTCCACGGAGGAAGATGGCGCGTTGCAACGTGAGCATTTGATGGCCTTTGGTCGGATGACAGGGAGAAGGGCTTCGATGAATTCGATGCCCATGGACTGGGTATGCTGGTGGTCGGACGATACGAAGCGAACGTATCCGTTGCCGAAGGAGTGGATATGCCAGCCGAGCATGGCGGCGACGGGTTCGGCGTACTTGCGCCACGCGTCGCAGTAAGCCTTTGCGCCAGCGACCATGCGGCCACCTGGTACACGGCGTTTAATGGGATCGGTCAAAGGACGCCTGCCTTATCCATGGCTTCGAGAGCCGCGCCGGAGTGAACGCCGAAGGTGAAGCCTGAGCCCTCGGTGAGGCGCATATCGGGACGGGTGGTGAGCGGGATGCGCTCGATGACCCAGCACAGACCACGGCGCGGGCCGTCTGCGACCTCGACACGAGCCACATCGCCACCGGAGAAGTACTGCTTCGAGGACGGATAGGTGAAACCGCTGACCGCCGTATTGAAGACGGTCATGGCCATGTAGAGATCGGTGAAGATGCCGTGAATGACGGGGCGTTCGTCAGAGCTTTCGTGGAGCTCCATGACGAGGAAGGCGTGTTTGATGATGTTCATGGCGCGGCCTCCAGTGCGGCGACGAGGGCTTCGGCCTGCGTCGTCCCATAGAACGATGGGACGTGCACAAGATCGCGCTGCTCCTTGAAGAAGGAGATTGGCACAGACCATCTCTTCGTCGCGTCAGGCGTATAGGCGCTGAAGCAAACTGAGATCCTGCACGCGTTCCACGCCTCCTGCACGAGCGCGAGTAGACAGCCAAGCGTCGCGGGGTCGGAGAGGTCGGGCACGTCAATGTCGGTCGTGAAGACCGCAGGAATGCGAGCTGCGCGCCGAGGAAAGTTTCTGTCTTCGCAGCACTCGCAACCATCGACGTGCGGGAGCAGCAGCATCCCAGGCATCCACCGCCAACGCTTGCACGCCACCGCGCGGCGGCCAAGGTCTTCGAGGTTCATGGCTTCCACTCCAGCGGAGCAGGAGCGAAGTTGTCG